CCACGCCGGGAGGTGTTCTGGAGCATCCGGGGGTGTTGAAGGACCCGGCGAAGGTGCGGGAGAGCTGGCACGCTGTTTACGGGGGTTCTAAGAATGCGGGGAAGGTGGCTGTTCTGGAGGAGGGCATGAAGTACCAGCAGATTGGGATTCCGCCGGAGGAGGCGCAGTTTCTGGAGACCAGGAAGTTCCAGGTGGATGAGATTGCCAGGCTGTACCGGATTCCGCCGCATATGGTGGGGGATCTGGATAAGAGCAGTTTCAGCAATATTGAGCAGCAGTCTTTGGAGTTTGTGAAGTATACGCTGGACCCGTGGGTGGTTCGGTGGGAGCAGTCGCTGCAGAAGGCGCTCCTATTGCCCCAGGAGAAGCGGGAGTATTTTGTGAAGTTGAATGTGGACGGGCTTCTGCGGGGGGATTATCAGAGCCGGATGACCGGGTATTCGGTGGGGCGGCAGAATGGGTGGCTGTCTACGAATGATATCAGGGAGATGGAGGATATGAACCCGATCCCGGCGGAGGAAGGCGGGGACTTGTATCTGGTGAACGGGAATCTTTGTAAGTTGAAGGAGGCGGGGCTGTTTGCGGGAAAAGGGCAGACGGGGCAGGAGCCGCCGGACGGGAGGCAGTTTCGGCAGGTGGATTCCGGGCTGGGGCTGTGAGGTACGGATATCTGGAAAGCAGAGTGTTCCGGCTTTCATGGGCGTGACGCTGTGGAGATTGTCCGTGGTAAATGCCGTGTGGCGGATATGGACGACAGGCTTCGGGATTTGGTGTGTTATGGTCTGCGTGAAGCGGAAGAGATAGAGTAGAGAAGTTGAGTGAGAAGGGCAGACAGAGAGTTTGGGGAGCTGGCAGGTGAATGTATCTGCTGGCTTTTTTGTGCGCCGGTTTATGGGGACCGGCGGGAAGTGGTTGAAAAAGCGGAAAGTGAGGTGCAGGGATGAAGCGGAAGTTTTGGAACTGGGTACGGAATGAGGCGGACGGGGAGAGGACGCTGGTTTTGAACGGGGAGATTTCGGATGAGACCTGGTATGGGGACGAGGTGACGCCGGCGCTGTTCCAGAAGGAGCTGGATGCAGGGACGGGGGATATTACGGTCTGGATCAATTCTCCGGGAGGGGATGTGTTTGCGGCGGCGCGGATTTATAACATGCTGATGGAGTATAAGGGGGACGTGCGGGTGAAGGTGGACGCTCTGGCGGCTTCGGCGGCGTCTGTGATCGCCATGGCAGGGACGGAGGTTTTGATGTCTCCGGTGGGCATGATGATGATCCACAATCCGATGACGATTGCCATTGGGGACAGTAAGGAGATGCAGAGGGCGGGGGAGATGCTGGACGAGGTGAAGGAGAGTATCATGAACGCCTATGAGATTAAGACGGGCATGAGCCGGGCCAGGATTTCCCATTTGATGGATGCGGAGAGCTGGTTTAACGCAAGGAAGGCGGTGGAGCTTGGGTTTGCGGACGGGGTTCTGCATGGGGACGGTACGGAGGATAAAGCCAGGGGCGGGGAGCCGGAAGGCGTGATGTTTTCGCGCATGTCGGTGACTAATTCGCTGTTGTCTAAGCTGGTGCCGAAGGAAACGGGGAAGAAGGTTCCAGTGGAGCAGTTGGAGAAGCGGTTACAGTTGTTATCACATTAAATTTATGGAGGTATGGAGATGAAGAAGATTCTGGAGTTGAGGGAGAAGCGTGCGAAGGCATGGGAGGCGGCGAAGGCTTTTCTGGACAGTAAGAGGGGCGAGGATGGCCTTTTGTCGGCGGAGGATACGGCTGCTTATGAGAGGATGGAGCAGGAGGTTGTGGATCTGGGGAAGGAGATTGAGAGGCTGGAACGGCAGGCGGCGATTGACGCGGAGCTGAATAAGCCTACTTCGGAGCCGATTGTGAATAAGCCGAACAATGACCCGGAGGGGGACGGGAAGAAGGGGAGGGCTTCGGACAAGTACCGGAGGACTTTCTGGAATGCCATGCGGCGGAAGAGTTTTTATGATGTGGAGAATGCCCTGCAGGTGGGGACGGATTCGGAGGGCGGGTATCTGGTGCCGGACGAGTTTGAGCATACGCTGGTGGAGGCTCTGGAGGAGGAGAATTTTTTCCGGGGAATCGCTACGGTGATCCAGACTTCCAGCGGGGACCGGAAGATCCCGGTGGTGGCCACGAAGGGGACGGCTTCCTGGATTGACGAGGAGGGGGCTTACCCAGAGTCGGATGATTCTTTCGGGCAGGTTTCCATTGGGGCTTATAAGGTGGCTACCATGTTGAAGGTGTCGGATGAGCTTCTGAATGACAGTGTGTTTGACCTGGAGGCGTATATCTCTAAGGAGTTCGGGCGCAGGATCGGGACGAAGGAGGAAGAGGCGTTCTTTACCGGGGACGGGAAGGGGAAGCCTACGGGGATTTTTAATGCTGCGGGCGGGGCTTCTGACGGGGTGACTACGGCCGCGGCGGGTATTTCTTTTGACGATGTGATGGACTTGTTTTATGCTTTGAAGTCGCCGTACCGGAGGAAGGCGGTCTGGGTGCTGAATGATACCACGGTGAAGGCTCTGCGGAAGCTGAAGGACAATAACGGGAATTATATCTGGCAGCCGTCGGTGCAGGCGGGGCAGCCGGATATGATCCTGAACCGGCCTTATTATACTTCGGCTTATGTGCCGGAGGTGGCGGCCGGGGCGAAGGTGATGGCTTTTGGGGATTTTTCTTATTACTGGATTGCGG